GTTTCATTAGAGAAATGTATCAACGATATTCGAACGACGACGAGATTGAGTACACTAGGTATAGAAAGCCTTTGGATCCTTCAGAAGAAGAGATCATAATTCGAGACCGCAACCGACCTCCTCGACAAAGGTATAGAAACAACAAGTATACTCACCGTGGTAGAGAAAACGTGAGAAGACGCTATCAGCGCCCAAGGGTTCGCGATAACGATCTTAGGAGAGAGGATGACAATAGGGCTGGACGCCCACGGGTACGTCCACTTATTGTCCGTTTATCGAGAAAAGAGAGGAAAGATGAGTTTGAGAAGACTCTTTCAGAACATGGTATCTTGACGAAATTCACTTTCGCAGGTGCTAACATAACTGAACATCCACATCCATACCTCAATTTTACCAAGCATGTAGCAATCAGAAAGATTTTCTGGGAATGTAGGAACAATTACACCAACGAATTTCAAGGCGATGGCCGTGTCCTTGATATTGGTCTTACGATGGGCCTATGGAGTCACCCTGAAGCAAACCTCATACATGGTATTGAACTTCGAAGTGATCCATACGTTAGAGTAAAACTACATGACCTGGCGCAACGTACTCCGCCTAGAGCTGATGGAAATCCTAATGATGATGCATGGTCTTGGTCGTGGGCTGATTTCAGATCATATGATGTTACTCCTTTCAAATTCTTTTGGTTTATACATTCATTGTATTATATCAAAGCTAATGATTTGGCAAAGAAGATGAAAGAATCAATGGAAGCAAACGACTTCTGTGTAACATTTGCTGTGATCCATGATTTCCCAAAATTGGTTGGTACCTTTGACGTTGGGGCTACGCAGGAGGCAAAATACAGTATAGATCCAGATAACTTCACCGTAACTATGTTAACTATTGGAAACCAAAAGGCGTACGTGCATCCTTACAATGCATGGATGTATGAAACTAGTGTAAGGACACCGTCTGGAACACTGGCTATAAAACGAACATGCATAGGACCGTACACTCATTTTTTGAAGATAGTTATCCTAACAGAAGATGAATTCTGTGGAAAGTATGAAGGAGTGAAACCTATTACTAAGGAACTGGACTGCTACACTTATAGAGATGAGACTTATGTGTACGTGGGTGGTGTGATGACCCACGTTAACAAACGTCTACTCGATAAGGTGTATAGTTTAATGGTGGCACAACAGATAGAAGAGAAAAATATCCTATCGAAGGTGTCGTATTATGCAAATAGACGACGACCTGAGAGCCATCAGAAAAACCTACATTCTGTGATAAAGCCTGTATACCGAATGGTCAGGGAAAGGTTAGTATCTAGTAGAATGGACCTATATTATCAAGAAAATCGAAATGCAAGAGCCGTAAATAAAGGCAATTACTTGTTAGGGAAATTCTACGTGAGAGGATGGTGGCCGTTCTTTATAGTGTTACTGAAAATAGTTGTTCTCATATCCGCGCTTTCGGGATTGGTGATAGTAACAATGAGATTATGTGCATATCTAATACCATTTCCGCAAATCATGACAGTTTTAGCTACTCTAGGCTTTTGTTTTGTGGGCAGCCTTGTTCTCCCCGAGGTTAGGGCACGTGCAATCGCAGTGCTCTTAGGAGTAGTCACCCACGTTAGATCGGACTTAACGTGTCATATTAATGACACCTTACACGATGAGATAATTAGGGGTTCATATAGTTTGTCTTATTACCAGACCGTTGGTTTAATCTGCTTGGTTTTATTTGTCTTGAGAATTATTCTTAGGTCAGATGCATTCAAGAGATTATTCCAAGGGACACCTAGGTTTTTCCATCATCCTAGTATTTACAGAGAAGTTACCAAACTTCGTAAAACGACAATATTATGTGAGGGAGGATTTGCAAAAGAAATTAATGGGCGACCAGTAATAGAAGAAATCATCCACATACCACCAATACAAACACGTATTGATGTTACAAAGTTTCCCCAAGCAGAGGGAACCACCATAGAAGTTTTAGAAAGTGATGATCCCGTGAAGAATGATAAGAAGAAGGGTTTGCAACAGATTGCTATGACATTTAAACAGATCCTACCTGTATGTTACAAAGGTAATATACATGATATGGAGGCCGCTCTAAGAACAAGGGCTCTTGCTGCTGTACCAGAAGCACAATTGGACTGGAAGAAACCAGGAACCCTACCATATCAAATTTGGGACAGACTGTTAGTGTTACGACCTGACTATCTTGATGTGATCACTTTCGAAGAATGGAACTCCCGATTCCCAAGAGGGAAAGCTATGACCAACCGACGTAACTTTGAAGATTTACAAAGGGGTGAAGACCACGAACAGGCTTACGTTGAGTGTTTTGTGAAAAGAGAGGCGCAGCTATTGCTATCAGAAAAGGACTTTGAACCACAGAGACCCAGAGTGATATCTGCTGTTGATAAGAAGACTAAGGTCTCTGCTGGCCCTTTCGCATACACTCTTTCAAAACGTATGACAGAAGAATGGAACACTGATAACTATATCACATACGCTGGAGGAATGTCCACTGATGACCTAAATAAGTGGATAAATATGGGTGATATAGAGTGGATCTTTGCTTTCACGGATTTTTCAAAGTTTGATCTAACACAAAGGGAAGAATGTTACAATTTTGAGACCAAGGTTTATAATGATTTTGGGGCTCAACATTGGATACCACACTGGAAGGCCATTTGTCAAATGTATCGAAGAACAACCGGGTATTTTAAGGGTGCTATCAAGTACACAGTTTTGTACACGAGGAAAAGCGGCTCGAATTTTACGAGTCCTGGAAACTCAATTATAAATGCTATTGCTTGGTTAGTCGGAGTATATTACTTCTACTTCTGTGAATTGCATGGCGAGACACCACCCGAGTATGTTTTTTATTGCAAGAAAACAATGGCAACGATGTTGATAGCCTTATTAGGAAAACATCTACGATGTATCCTAATGGGCGACGACAACTTGACAGTTTTACATCCCCTCCATTTTTCAATGGACCGAGCGAAAAAGTATTTTAGATTAGCGTCGATGATGGTGGAAGCTATGGGCTTCAAACAGACCGGTGGCGTAACGAGGAATCCCTTGGACATTGACTTTCTCAATATGATTCCATACCCAACCCAAAGAGGGTATCGCTTCGGGAAAAAATCAGGACGAGTCATTGCGAAGATTGGTGTAACATTAGTTAGGAATCAATTCTGGACTGAAACACAACAGAGAGCACTGCTCCGTGCGAATATGATCTCTTTCGGTCCGACTGCTAATCATGTACCATTTCTAAGAGTTGTCACGAGACTAATTCTAAAAGAAGTGGGAAAGGATGGGCAGTTATTGACTACGCGCGAATGTTTACACAGACCCCAAGGTGCAATCTATGAGGCCGACGATATGACTTGGAACTATTTCACTGAGGCAACCGGTTTAACTGAGGCGGACGAAAAGGATTTTGAGAACAGGTTAAAGGAAAACATCAAATTGTACGGGTTAAAGTTCATTATGGACTACCCTGATTTGATGAAACTCTCTTTTTAAGATGAACAAATTTCGTGGGAAACGGCCGATCAATAAATTTTTACGAGCTTTTTAGCAAAGAAATTGATGAATGGGAAAACGAGGAAGAAAACTAAACCTTTTACGAAAAAAGAAACAAGTGAGGAGGAGATCGAATCTGAATGTGACTCAGAAAACGAGAGTTCCTGTGGCAAAGGGACAAAGATTAAGAAACACAAACCCCCTGAATTCCGTACGTTTGCGAAACCGAGAGTACGTGCGAGAGATTCAAGGAGACGGATCATCACTCAAGATACAGACTATTACAATAAATCCAGGAAACTCAGAGGCCTTTGGCTGGCTATCAACGATAGCTCCCGCGTTTGAAAGTTACGTACTTAATGCGTTAACGTATACGTATGTGCCTTCATGCTCATCGGCTTCTGCCGGGTATGTAGCGCTTGTACCTGATTATGATGTCTCCGATAGGGTGGACGGTACTCTGCTTACCAAACAGAGGCTATTATCGATGCAAGACGCAATTCGCAGTTCCATTTGGGACAGTTGCTCTATGATAGCTACACCGAAGAATCTTAGGAAACAGAAGACATATTATGTGGAGACTGACGCTTCCAGCGACGATCCACGGACCTCCCATGTAGGAACCCTCTACACACTCACCGATGGTGGGGACGGTGTAGGAGGTGAATTATGGGTTGAATATGATGTCACGCTGTTCACGCCACAAGCTGCATCGGGGTTCATCCACCATGATGAATACTCTGGCACACTTTCTGAAACTGACAACGTCGAAAAGTTATACCCTTTTATAACTGGAGATGGCCAATTAATGACACTAATTGGAACAGATGACGGTGTATCTCTTCACAAAGACGGCGATAAAATAATCTTCACAGAACCTAATAAGACCTACAAGATAGACATGGAAGGGAAATCAAACAGTGGGACTATGACCGAACAAAGTCCAGCTGGATGGTTTTCTAATGCTACCGGTTATCTTGCAGGCACCATATATTTCATTAGATCTCTCATTTCGGATGATGATGACATAAGTCACCCATGGTGCTATGTCACCACTCCGGCGGGCACTTCGGCAGATGATCCAGTGGTTGTACAGGTCACGGGATTCGCTGCGTCGGAGAGTCATCTCGACAGTTGTTATTTAAGCATCTTAGAGGTACTCTCAGAACTGATTTGGTGAATTCTTTGTAGAATGCTATTGGTTGGTCGCGTACCACGACGCTTCGTCCACGTTACGGATAGTCAGATGGAAAGTTTCATCTTGTGGTGTATTGGGAAAATAAAGAAGTGGTGAAAAATAAATACCGAGGAAAACTCGGAAGAAAACTCACGCTTTACTAGTTGAAGCGTGCACGCTGATATTTTAACTTTACACAAAACCAAGGAGATTTTCGTCTGAAACACTTGGG